CTTCGTTTAATACGTCTAATACTTTCCAACCTATTTCTTTGTCAGAAAACATTGCATTCATCATTTTATCTAACTGACCATGAGGGTTTGAACCACTCATGTCTGTGTATGTTATAAATCCTTTACCAATTTCTCCTACTAATAAATTTGAATTTCTATTCCAATCTGGAAGTATTGGCGCTAAATACTTTTGTACTTGACTGTCTTCTTCATCACCGAAAAATCCTCCAAACGATTGTCCAATCATTGAAACGGCAACATGCCAAGTAGTTTGAAATGATACAATAGCAGCTAACCTTTTAGCTCCGTGTACTCTTCTCCTTGGGTTATCAGACTTCAAGTCATTCATAGCTATGTTTACAGTATTGTAAGCGGTTCTATATGACTCTAACTGGAATGATGCAAAAGAACCTACAACTGGTAGAGCTCTCAAGTACTTAGTTATTTCACCGACTCTTCCGTAGTTAGGCAATAAGTTCTTAGTGTTTTCAGCAGACATCTTATCTATAGTAGATTTTTGTTGAACTGATAACTCAGAATACTCTTTACCAAACTCTATCTTAGACTGTCTTTTCTTTTCTGTTTCGAAAGCTATTATCTTAAACAAATCATCCTCCGCCTGATATATGTCTCTCGTAAACTTATCAGCAGTCTTAAATCCTTTTATAAAATCAGCCTTAGCTTTTCCTATTTTCCCAATGTCATTTGTCTTTTCGTATGCTTTATCAAGAGTGTCTTCAAAGTTTTTAGAGTCCTTGAAAACATCTTGAAGGTCTCTAAGTGTAGCATTCTGATTTATAATACCAGCTTCTATGTATGACTTCATCGTAGCTAACTGATCTTCAGAACTTTTGTTAAACAAGTCTGATGTAATCATCTTTACGGCTTTATAGTATTCTTGAGGGTTTAAGTAAAGATTCTGAGCCATAAAGAACATGTTACCAAATATGTTTTTACCGTGAGTTGCTGGAGACCAAATAGTCTTCGCGTACTTAACCTTAGAAACTTTGTCTAGGTACCATCTATAAGGCTTGCTGTCTAAAAGTTTACCTGCAATAACTGGTGCGTTCTCCATTGACTCCTTAATTTCTTTGGAAGTATAAAGACCAGATAATGGCCCATAGTTTTCAGTATCACTAGATATTAATTGATCATACCCTTTAGGTCTAGATAAGTCATTCTTCTCAAACAACCATACACCTAAACCGTTCTCTCTAACTTTAGCTAAATATTTTTGAGACTCTAATAGGTTAGATATTTTATATACAGTTCTTTGGTAATTTTGAACAGGGTCTGTATACTCTCCCATCAACATTCTTATTACTTCAGGAATGTCTTTCTTTTCCTTAAGAATACTAACGTCTTTTTTCCCTGTTTTACTAGGGTTTATGAATTCTGACTTCTCAGACATTTTAAGTATAAAGTCCACCTTTCTTTCTGCTAAAATATCAAGGACAGTATCAAAGTCGTCTTGAGTTTCTTTCGAAAGTTTCTTAGCTTCTCGTATAGTTTTCTTGTCTTTTAAGAAAAAGTTTTTTGCTCTAGCTACTATTTGCTTTCCATCTTCTTTCTCTAGAAGTTCTTTTTCCCAGTTGTTAGAGTCAAATATCCTGTAAGATGTAGTAAGGTACTTCCCTTTGTTATTCTCTATGTTTTCTATAGACTCGTCATACTTTACTGCACCAGATTCGATCAATGCTTCAGAAAGTAAATCTATATGGTTACGAGCTACACTAGCTATACCAAATACTTTTTGCAATCCAGCATCTTCTGGTCTACTAATTGGTGTTTCCCCATTTATTATTTTACTAACTTCCTTAACTAGTTGATCTTTAGTTATAGATCCATCGTAAGACTTAATTGCAGACTTCAACCTTTGAGTGTAAAACAACGCTTGTTTAACTTGAGCTTCTATACTTCCCTCTCTTGTTTCATTAGCTATTTGAGAAGATTTCGCGTTAAGCTTTCTAGCTTTAAACAACTTCTTTAAGTATTTTCTGACTTTAGTAGACCATCTATCATCCATAGGGTCTATAATACCTTCTGATTTTCTTATAACATCAGCTCTTTCTTTCTTAACTTTTAGAAATTTTTCTGTAATTTCCTTCTTACTATACCCCTGCTCTACTAATACTTCTTTAATGGTTTTATCAGAAATCTTTTCGTCTAAACCTCTTCTTATTAGTCCTTCAACACCTTCTTTCTGGAACTTAACACCAATAGATTTTATCTCTTTTGCTGTTATTTCTTTTCCTTGTAGTATAGAATTAAGAGACCCGTCTATAAATTCTTCAAGACTCATATCGGTGAATTCTTCTGGACTCATGTCAGCAAACCCTTTAGTATTGTTTTTCACGTAAGTGAACACCGCGTTTAACCAGTTCTTGAATTTTGATTTAAAACCAGCTTCTACTATGGTCTCGCCTTTATTACCCATAAGCTCTGCTATAGCTTCTTCTCTAGCAAGCTCAACGTCTCCGTACTCAACTATTTTTCTTTTAAGTATATCTGTACCTTCTAAAAGATCATATCCTTTTTTAAGCAAGTCAGGGTTTGATTGTTTAAGGAAGTTTATCCATACGTGACCAAACTCATGTATAGCAGTGTTAGCTGTAGCTAGAGATGGGTTAAGGAATACCTTACCGTCCATTGTAAATCCGTAAACAACTTCTCCTTTTTTAACAAACTTAAATACGTTAGGCTGCTCAAGTGCTCTATCAAACTCTTGTTGTGTTTCGACTATAGTAACACTTGGGAACGCAAGCTTTAGTTTGCCTAACAACTTTTTCATGGTGTCCATCTTGGTAGACATCTTGGCTCCTCTAAATGCTTTTATTCCAGCTATTGCTCCTCCAGCTGCTACTGATTGTCTTACAGCTGTTTCTGGACTAGTAGGTTTACCTGCTTTGTTTTCTTTTTGCAAGTAAAAAGATTTACTATACATTTCTGGGAATACGTCAGCTGCGTGCACTGGCTTTTCTAGTACGCCTATCAATTGACCTTTAACTCCGTAAGGATAGTTTTGGTGATCAACCTTAGTTACTTGTGGGTTTAGTACATCAACACCTACTACTGATACAACGTGACTGTCTGGTATATTGCTAGTAGCTGGGTCAGATAATATATTGTTTATTGTTTGAAGGTGTACGTACTTATAAAGTTCTGCGTTGTCACCAACTAAAGCCTCTCCAGTATTACTTTTAGGTTTACCAGGTTTTGTTTGAGCCCCTAGTTTAATACCTCCAGTAAATACAAACCTAGTTATATCAGGTCTCTTAGATATATTTAATTCTTTAATATTATCAAGGACCTCATCTATTGTGTTTTGTTTTGCTACGTAGTCTATTACTTCTTGGCTAATACCTTTGGCGTTTCTAAGATCTTTAAGAAGTCCTTCTTTAGCAGCTACTCTTTTTGCTTTTGAGAACTTGTTTTTAAATGTATTAGAGGCGAACCTAAACACAGCTTCGTTGCTCTTTATAGATGTTTGACCCATCTTTACAACAGCCATTGGCACGTGTCCGTTAGGTATTTTACCTTCTCTCCACAGCCTTTCGAATAGAGGTTTGTTTTTGTTGTAAACTTCCTGAGCTCTGCCCAACATGTTGGTAGCTTCTGCTTCAGTAGTATTTGCCCAAGCGTTTGCCTCGTTACCTTCAGTCATGTTGAAGCCAATGCCACCTTTGACATTTATTGTTTCCCCTGTAAAAGGATTGTTTACGTCTCCTGAAGTTAGCTGGTCAGATATAGTAAATATAAAAGGTATACCATCTAGTGAAGCTATACTTTTAATTGTCTTAACCTTCTCTCCAAAACGCTCTACTAAGCTCTGTATATTTGTTTTTTCCTTTGTAGTCAAGTCAGATGGAACATCAAAAGAAGCTTTTTCTTCTGGAGTTTTGTTCATCTCTATAACTATATCGTTTACTTCTGCTTCTTCTACATCGGTGTCTAAGTCTTTTTGAAACTTAGGTTTTCCAGAAACTATGTCAGTATACTTTTCTTTTTCTGTTCTAGTGTCTTCTACAGGAGCTGCTTCCTCTACAGGAGTCTCCATAAAAGTTCTCTCTACTAGGTCAGATGTTTCTTTGTCATTCTCAACTCTTACTTCAGAAGTAAGAAATGTTTGCTGAGACATGTCAGATATTCTATTTAAGAATCCCTCTCTAGTTAATTCTCTAGCTCCAATGAAGTACCTGCTAGAAGTTTCTTCTGAAATAGATTCTATCTGTTTGTTAATCTCGCTTAACCTTTTGGTTTCTTTCTTTACGAGGTTACTGTCCTTTCCTTTTATCTTTTTCTCTAAAGCTCTTTTTTCTTTTATTAGGGCAGATATTTTTGACTGCTGATCTATACTTAACTCAAGCCCTTCAAACTGAGACCTAATACTAGAAGCTTCGTTGAATCTTTCTAAGTACTGATCAGCTTCTTCCTTTGTTATTTCTCCTTCTTTTAACTTCTCCTTTATTTGTTTTTTAAAAATAGACTCAGACTTGCTTAATCCAATAAAATCTAACTGGTCTTCATCAAGAGTTTTAGTATTTTTCTCAGAGAACGCGTCTAGAATATCTTTATACTTAGAAGACTCGATAATATCAGTAGACATCTTCTTTTGAGCTTCTGTTTCTATGGCTCCGTCAACTAACTCAACAGCCTTAGCTGCGTTTATTGGAGAAGACATCACACCACCCATTGCCATACCAACTATGAAAGCGTCTCCAGCTCCTTCAAATATAGGCTTTCCTTTAACTGCATTCTGAGTAGCTTGAGTAGCAACTTCTTCAAGACCTTCTGATAGTGCCCCAACAGGTGCTCCATACTTAGCCATTGCAGCTGTTAGCCTTTCTAATAAAGTCTTTCTGAATATTTGCGTACCAGCCTCTAGACCTTCTTTTTTTATTATGCTTTTGTATACAGAAGACATTGCCTTTGCATTTATAGAGGAGAACACACTTTCTGCTCCAGCCATCGTGATTGCTCCTAAAACATTCTGTGCATTGCTTGCTTCAGGTCTTTCTTTCCTTAGCTCATCCATAGATGGCTCAAAAAATGCTAATGTAGACGCTCCTACAAGTTGTGGTAGTGTAGCTACAGATCCTCCAGCCATCATAGCTAAACTAACAGGAGCTGACTCTAAACCAGCGAAAAATGTTTTATCTAGTGCGTCGCTGTAGTTTCCTTTTTTTATACTTTCTATGATACCAGCTTCGTGGTCTTGCATAAAGGTCTTAGTAGCTTCCTTTGCTTCTCCTCTGTACCTTTCTTTTTCTTCTTTGTAGTAGTCAGAAAGAGTTCTATCAACGCCTAAATAATCTTTAAGCCCTTCAGATGTAGCGGCTTCTTGACCCATAAGCATAGATATAGGTGTTGTAAAAAATCCTGATACGTCATAAATACCAGCCGGTATTCCAACTATTAATTCATTTAAGTAAGATATTCCACCAAGTACTGTATTCTTAGTAGATTCCTGTCTTGCTTCTTCAACTTCTACAATCCTATCTTTTATATCTCCTAAAGGTCTGTTATCAATACCTGGAGTTACTACATCGCTGGGTTGGTTAGTAGTTTGAGAATCCAATGAACCACCCTCTGAAGGTGAATCCAAATCTTCTTTTTTTTTTACGCCCCATGCCGTTGCAAATGTGTCGGCATCAACCTCAGTAAATAGTTCTTTAGTAGAACCTAAATCATATAGTTGTTTTATTTGATCTTCATTCGCATTAGAAAAAGTTTCAAAAGAAATTTCCTCTGTTATTAAGCCTTCAGATAAATAAAGTTCGTATAAAGATTGTAGTTTATCCATTTATAATTTTTGTTGAAATATTGAATTACCCTTACCCTTTTCCTCTGCTGGTGTAATCACCTCTTCAGGTGTCTTAACTCCTACCTGAGTCTTCAACCACTCTTCATCTGCTTGGTCGTATACAGTAATATCTTTAGTGACTTTTCTAGTTCCAATTATTTCTGGAGGAACACTCTCTGATACTCTTGGACCAAAAACTGGCTCGGAATAAGTTATACTAGCCAAAGCCGGTTTTCCAGAACCAGATGGAACGTATGAGTTTATTTTGAATTCACTGTAAGCTGTTTCAGATTGCATTTTTGGACCAAAAACAGTATCCGTAGGTTTATTCTTAAATGAATAGTTTAATGGTTTTTGTACAGTAGTGTCTAAAGGATATAAATCTCTTCCGTCTTTGTTCTTCACTGGAGCAACTACCTTTTCTTTATCATCAGTTTTATATGCTTTGTATAGCTGGGCTCGTAATAACTTCCCATTCTTTTCGTCTAAAGCTTTGTTACCGTACTTTGTTTGAGCTTGTTCTTCAAGCTTAGCAAGTATTGCATCTCTAACGCTTTGTTCGTTTTCTATCGTAAGATCTCCATCTAGTTTTGGATTTGGAACTTCTACTTCTGAGTTTATTGCTAAGTTGTATAAACTCTCTCCACTTAATCCTTTTAAATAACCCCTAAAACCCTCTACTTGATTTGTTGTTAGCTTATTGTCTTTACCAAGCTTAGACTTCCACACAACTCCTTCTTTGCCGTAGTACTCATTCATGGCACTATCTTTCATGACAGCATCTAAAACAGATTCTGGTTTTATGTTATCAGAAAATGTCATGTAAGAAGGAAACTTAGAGAATGGAGACGCTACCATCTTGCCATTTTCTTTAGATAAAAACATATAGTTTCCTCTAGAGTCTTTAGCAACAGAAACACCGTTGCCTATCATGTTGTCTATTCTGTCTAACTTTAACTGATCGGCAGGACTAATGTCTTCCTTACTTCTAATTTGATTAGCATACTCAGCTAATCCACGCATACTTTCTGACACTTTTTTAGATTGGTTTCTGGCCATCATCATTTCTCTGGTGGCTTCAGATTGAGTAATTTGTCCGTTAGTCAACCTTCTCTGTATATCCTCAGCTGTATCTATGATAAGGTTCTTAGTCTCTAAACCAAGTTGATCTGCGTTCTCAAGACCAGTCATTTCAAATGTGGAGTATATCTCGTCTCCATATTCTTTTATTAACTCTGCCTTTTGAGCTTCAAGTTCTCTAGCTTTAGCTTCGTCCTCTAATCTTTTCTTCTCTACGATTTCATTAACTCCCCTTGTGATTCTGCCGTAATCAAATACCGGAGCCTGAGAGCTGTACTGTAAACCTTCGTATTGAGCTGTATTTTGTGCCATACTAGTAGTTTCCTAAATTAAAAAAAGTTCTTTGTTGGTCTCCAAAACCAGCACTATAATCTTTTGGTGCATATGGATTTACAGCAGTAAAACTACTTGGCATCTGAAAAGAACTTGCTTTTGGTTGTGCTAAATTAGCACTTATAGGAGCTGACAACGAAGCAATTGCTGAGTTTCCAGCAGCCATCGCTGAGCTTCCAGCTGAAGTTATAGCGTCTGCTCCAGGTGCAGTAGCTCCTCCAAGCTGACCGTTTAATCCAGCAGTTAGAACAGACATCCCAGCCTCTGCTATACCGGCTATCCCTTGTTGTTGTTGAGCTTTACCAGCTGCAATCTCCTGACCTAAACCAGCTATAGCAGCAGACTCTCTTCCTTCTTGTATTTCTCTGATTCTTTGTTCGTCTTGAGCAGCCATTTGGTCTATTGCAACTTGTTGTTGGTCTAGTCCAGCGCCTATTTGAGCCTGCATAGCTTGGTCCTGTGCTGCCACATTACCTAAACCACCTACTAAACCTCTAACACCACCAGATCTAAGAGCGTCAACGCTTGACTCAAATCTAGCTTGAGCTTGCTTTGTCTGAAGTTCAGCGCCTAGTGTAGACACTCTCATTCCTTCAGTCACGTTCTTAAGTTCTTGTCTCTTGAAGTTGTTTAAAGCTTTCTGAGCATCCTTAGCCCTCTTAGCTCCTTTAATCATGTTGCCCGCACTACCAGCAGCTGTTAGTGCAGCTCCGGCTAATATTGCAGTTCCAGTTGCTATTGCCATACCTTTACCATTTCAGTTACGTTATCGTCAGATACAATGTACCCGGTTTCTTTATATTTCTCAACAAGACTCTTGTTCTTTAAGATCACGTGAGCGTACTTACACCCATTATCTTCAGCTAGAACAACTATGCAGTCCAATAAAAATTGTATTGCATCAGACCTGTCTTTTTCTTTGTAATCCTTGTTAGAGACTACAAACTCTGTTAGAGCTACTTTTGAGTTTGTTAAGTAAAGAAATCCACCGCATATGTCAACTCCATCCTTACTAACAATTAGACCAGTGCTAGGTAAAAAATCTTTTGGAGGTGGTGTCCATCCCCAATCTTTCCACCAGTTTACCAGTATGTTGTCGTAGTCACTATCAACTACTGCTCTAACATCAAAACTCATTACGCAAATATACGAAATTTAAGGAAAGCTTTTGCTTATATCGCTATTTACTGCAAATAATTCAACTGGTCTGGTCTCTGTATTACTCAGTTTTATTTTAGCGTAATAACCTTTTAAACCATAGCTTTCAGCTACAGTATTTTTAGCTACAAACATAAATGAATTCTCAGGAACAGATACTAAGTTATTATCAACTTCTACAAAGTCAACTCCCTTATCTATTATTTGACCAACCTTAACATATTCTCCAGCGTATTCGTGGTATAGAACATCGCCTATAGATATGTTGTGTGGTACTTCTTTAAAACTATATTTAGCCATTGCAACTGTAATTATATTCTAACCATTGTTCTACTGAGCAATTATACGTATTCTCTAGCCATATTATAGCTTCTTCACCACAGCTGTAGTTACATATATATTCTTCAGGCAACCAGTCTACGTTGTCTTGATCACAAGTAGCTATGTACTCTTGCCATTCTACTTCTCCTTCTTCTATGTTCTGAACAACACCTATACCTTGTACTGATAATAAGGTTGGATCTATTTCGTCAGACTCATTTCTTCTTATGTACTCGTAGAACATTCCTTCTTTGTTCTTGTACTTGTCTTTAGGTATGTTTCCTGACTCTAAATTAGTATCAACTGTTGTATCCCACTTCCCTGTACTACCCTCTATTTCTATAGTCTTGAATATCTTAACGTCAGAAGGACTGTCATTTAATACCAGCTCTATCTCTGTAGGGGCAGATGGTTGCTCGTAGTACTGGTTCCTAATATTTGTGTCTCTTTCGTGGATATATAGCTGACCATCCTTAAACGAAAAGAAATCATTGTTAAGGTTGACCATCATCTCTGGCTCGTAAGAATGGAAAGATGTCCATCCATTTATCTTCTCATCGAAAGTTAAAGTGTAGTTAGCCATTTATATGTATTGTTATTTGCAAAGATAGTTATTTTTGAGGTGAGCTATTTAGTAAAGTGTTTCCTTTATTAATTGGTAGTAATAATGACAAGCTCTAGTGTTTTTTATATCCAAGTTGTCTGGTGGAAACTCTGAAGTGTATTTTCCTTTGTAAAACATACCGTCTTTATCACTAGTAGCTCCAGCATTGTGGTATATAGCTCTCTTGCCCCAATAAGTAATTGGATCAGTTGCCCAGGTGAAATCCAACTTACTGCTTACGCAAGTCATTATGCCTTGTTTCCAAGCCACCCACAACATAGCCCACATCTCGGCAGTCCATATTTGTATCTCGTGATAAGAAGGATCAGCTTCTTTCTTTATTCTACTTATTTCCGATATTTTCATATATATCTCGTGAGACATATCAACTACTTCCTCCCAAAACTCAGCCTTTACTTTCTTATATAAGTACTGAGCTCCTCCAGATGCATTCTGATTTGACTTAACTATGTCTTCAGATATGCCTCCAATCTCTAGCATAGGCTCTAGTATGTCTCTTCCTTTTGATAGTATATAATCATAGCCTATATAGCTTACTGTATCACTTACATACCATATGTCGTCCTTTAATAGATTTGTAAAATCTAATGGTTTTGTTAAACATATATCAGAATCTACAAGGAATATATCTTCATTCTCCATATATGGGTTAGCGAGATAATGTTTATGTAGCATGTGTTGTTTTATAGATGGTATATAGTTCTTATATTTTCTATCGTCTTTATAGAAAAAAAACCCCACCCCTGGATACTTATTTATTAATCTATGAATAGGCTCAATAATATTCCCCTGTCTGGAGTACAAAACTTGTATGTCATTTGGTTTGACATTATTTTTTATAAGGCTATTAACTAAAACATCAACTTGCCATGCAAAATAAAGAGTTGCCGGTTGGGCGCATACATATTTCATAGTAAATAAAAAGCCCCGTAAGAGGCTTTTGAATTTTAATAGATAGACAAGTAGGGCGTTTCCACCCTACTCGACATATCTAAATGATTAATTATTAAATTCCACAAGGACCTACATCTATAACAGATCCACTAGAATTTGTTTCATACCATACTCCAGAGTCTGTGTTCCAGTAACCAGCCCCTAAAGTACCTCCTCCGGCACTGTTGTTTAAATAAACAGTGTCTCCAACAGCTGGAAGTGTATCGTTTCCATCATGCCATCTTTCCGTTCCAGTTAGCTGTTCACATGCACTGTTACCATCAACAGCTGCACTAGATGTCGTAAAGAAAGATGTTAAACTTGGAGCTGCTGTAGTTGTAGTAGTTGTAGTAGTTATTGTTCCACAAACACCTTCATTAGTTAAAGAAGCGTTAACAGCATTTGTGATAACTGGTTCTGATTGAGCACAGATAGGACCGAAAGCAGCGTCTGCACCTAATGTTTCGCTTTGCTCAACTCCAGTGTTACAGTCTATCCAAGTGAAAGTACCATAAGACTGACCTGATCCAGTAATTAAGTAATAGCCAGTACATTGGTCTGGAGCAACTGTAGTAGTAGTTGTACTAGTAGTTGTACTAGTAGTTGTACTAGTAGTGGTTGTACCTTCAGTAGTAGTTGTGCCTTCAGTAGTAGTTGTGCCTTCAGTAGTAGTTGTGCCTTCAGTAGTAGTTGTTGCAGAACATCCAACTTGAGTTGGTGATCCAACTTCTTTCTGATGACCCCAAACTGTCCACATATCACCATCTGCATTAGAGCTATCAGTAGTGTTCCATAACGCCTCTGTAGCTGGTCCATTATAATAGAAAGTAGAACCAAATTCAGATATAACATTCGCATTAGATCCAACTCCATTATCAGGCCAAGATCCATCGGTAGATCTAACTACAGCATCTCTATTCTCATAAGTTGACCCTGGACATCCGTGAATATAAAAATAGATATAAGGATCTGAAGTAGTAGTTGTACCTTCAGTAGTAGTTGTACCTTCAGTAGTAGTCGTACCTTCAGTAGTAGTCGTACCTTCAGTAGTAGTTGTACCTTCAGTAGTAGTACTAGTAGTTGTAGTACTAGTAGTTGTAGTACTAGTAGTTGTAGTACCTTCAACTGGGCAATCCACTAAATCCTCATAAGGAGCAATGTAGTCTGGATCTGCCGGATCATTGATTTTAACCTCGCTTGTCGCGACGCCGTCCACATATTTTCTTAATGTAAGGACTGTTTTAATTCCTGTGTTTGCCATTGTTGTTTGTTTGTTTTATGTTACAAAGATAGTTAATATTTAAAAACCTCCACCGCCTGTACAGACAACTGTGTTATACATATATCCGAAAGATGTTATTTGAGTAGCCCATCCTACACCATTTCCATCCATATCTATTCCGTACCATTGGTCACCACCATTAAATGGTGTTGATGCGCTAGGATCTGTATAAACTCTTGATCCATCTTCAGGTGTTGGTGTAGCAAACCAAACACCATCAAAAGCAAATGAAGCACAAGCATCACCTGATAATGAATTAGGTGTGGTTATTGCACCAGGGTAAACAGTAGCCGCTGTAGTAGTTGTCGTAGTAGTCGGAGCTGCTGTAGTAGTCGTCGTTGTCGGAGCTGCTGTAGTAGTAGTCGTTGTAGTCGGAGCTGCTGTAGTAGTAGTCGTCGTAGTCGGAGCTGCCGTAGTAGTAGTCGTCGTAGTCGGAGCTGCTGTAGTGGTAGTCGTCGTTGTCGGAGGTTCGTATCCGCATGCTGAACTATTAGACTCTATTAACTGAGTGAAGCTTCCACAAGAACCATCAGCATATTCTCCATAGTAATCAAAATTGAAGCAAAAAGTATTAATTAGTGTTCCGTAAGGATCGCAAGAAGGAGCTGCTGTTGTAGTAGTCGTCGTAGTCGGAGCTGCTGTTGTAGTAGTCGTCGTAGTCGGAGCTGCTGTTGTAGTAGTCGTCGTTGTCGGAGCTGCTGTAGTGGTAGTCGTCGTAGTCGGAGCTGCTGTTGTAGTAGTCGTCGTAGTCGGAGCTGCTGTAGTAGTAGTCGTCGTTGTCGGAGCTGCTGTAGTGGTAGTCGTCGTAGTCGGAGCTGCTGTAGTGGTAGTCGTCGTAGTCGGAGCTGCTGTAGTGGTAGTCGTCGTAGTCGGAGCTGCCGTTGTAGTAGTCGTCGTTGTCGGAGCTGCTGTAGTAGTAGTCGTCGTAGTCGGAGCTGCCGTTGTAGTAGTCGTCGTTGTCGTAGTTCCTTCTATATTACATTCGTAAGTGTCTTCAAGCCATGTCACTACTTCTATATTACATTCGTAAGTATCTTCTATCCATTCAATATCTTGACATACGTAAGTGTGAACTCTCCAGTCAACTAAGCAAGGATTTTCAGGTATCTCTACATCAACAAAACATTTTGTGTCATCAACTATTGGCGCTTCAGTTGTAGTTGTAGTTACTAGCTGTGCACATTCATAAGTATCTTCTACCCATTCTATATTCGGGTTAGATATACTTAATACAAATTGATCGTTATTAGGGTCAAAAGAAGAAACAACATTAGAACCAACATATAAGTGGTCGTTAAACCAGCTAATCATGCCGTATGTTGATATTGGAAATATACCGTTATCAGTTAGCCTAATTACAGATCCTCTTCTCTCGTCGGCAAAATATATATCTCCATTCCATTTAGTAGCAGAGTATATATTGTTTGTTATACCAAACTCTCCTTGGTAAGGAACCTCTTGTCCTAGAACGTTGTTGTTCTGACTCACGTTTCCTGAGCCATCTGCATTATATATAACACTCTTACTATAAAGAACTCTAGATACTCTGTTATTTTGTATAACAGTTAAGTCTCCATTCCTTGATATAATCTTTGCGATCTTACCAAAACTTGGATCTAAGTCTTTGTAGTTTGCTTTGGATAAATTGAACTCGTTTATACCATTATAAGACGTAGTAACCTCGTAAACATCACTATAAGTTAGCGATGCAACCCTGGTTATTTCTTTATAATCATCTAGAGGGACTAGTGGTTTGGAATCCACAAGCATTCTACTTTGATTAAATCCGTCGTAAATTTTTATAGACTCGTAACCATTATACCAACCAAAAGCATTAAAGTGATCTAAGTTAACTACTGCGTTAGTTGTGCCAAAGACTTGGTTAACATCACCTAAGTGGTTTCCATTAGATATACCATATGTCTTAGGTAACTCATAAAAAACATCAGAACTAGCAAACTTATAATCAGTCTCAAGTATTATAGAATTATCTAGCTCTATAATTTTAAAGTCTATGTCTATTCTTATTCTTGCACCCCCAGCGTAGTTACAAGGAGAAAGCATAGCCATGAAAAGATCTCCAGAAGGGTTGATTGTCATCTGCTCTCCACTTGGATCCGCTAAAGAACCCCTCCTAAACATTATATCAGCAATATCTTCAGGATAATCCATCTGAGATATTACATTGTCTTCCCAAAACCACTCTTCTAAGTTTGCGTAATCAGCACTAGCAACAAACCTGTTATAAGTATATCCAACAGTATTGTCTACATCGACATCAGATTTAGTGTCGTCATATTCTAGTGTTATTATAGCTCCTGATTTTATTGACTCATCAGAACTTGATTTACACTTGAAAAGCATAATGGCTCTTCTTCCGTCATCTCCAACATCTCCTCCATTATCCCACTCATTAGGTCTAGCAGAAGACTTTGCGCTAACTATCCATCTATCATCTATTGTGTGACCTGTAGTGGAAGAGAAAGAAATAGAAACACCATTACTTAATGGTATGCTACCGCTTATTGGTATACCAGCTCCTGAATTGTCGTTCCATGCTGTGGTAAGATTACTTTTACAATCTAAAGATCTCCACTTAATTCTATCAGGTGTTCCTTCACTAAATATTTTTATCTCATACCTTGTATCTGTAGGACTTGAGTAAGTACCAGAAGCAGACAAGTCATCGCTTCCTTGTCCGTAAAAAACAGGAGCATCTATATAAGCTACATTATTTAGAAGGTCATTTCCTGATCCATCAGATCTAAATGCATAACCTTCATATAAAAAAGTATCTATAGATGTTTCGTCTAAAGCAATTTCTTCTGTATCTACTTTTATGTAGTTTCCTGACTCTTGAATTGTATTCGCTTCGCTAGAACCCGTTAAAAAGTTTCTTTCTTTTTTCTCAGACTCAAGAACCTTTATCTTTATAGGTTTATTCCTTATACCAGAAGTGTCAGACTTTACAAATAAGAAGTCTCCTTCCTTTACTTTGTTTATATCTTCTCCTTCTACCTTAATGTATGCGTAAACTCCTTCTCTGTAAAATACAACAGGAGATATTACATCGTAATCATTCTTACTTTGTTTTATGAAAAACCTATAACCTTCCGCCCAGTCTGGTGCTTTTGAAGATATTTCTACGTTTAGAGTATTCTTCTTATCACTATTAGTAATAGGAATGTGAACACTACTTCCTTCACTTGTAAAAGGAGTAGTCATTCTACCTTTTCCATCAGTATATGAAATACCAACCTCATAATCCATATTTGTCTTCATGGTTCTATGAGGTATTCCTTTGCTTCCTGATACAGAGGTGTAAGATAAATCTAGCTTAGGAATTATGCTAACACCATTGTTAGACATATTATAGTTCTCAGTATAGTTACCAAAAACCACCCTGTTACCTATTATATCTAAAGTCTTAGCTTTTCTTGGTACGTTGTCGTAAACCCTTCTTAGCTGTGACTCTGGAAGTGCTTTGTATACTTTGCTGTTTGTGAAAGTATAGTTCTGAGTAGAATTATCAACCCATCCCTTGTCTTCTTTGTCTAACTTCTCAACAATATAAGTAATATCGTCACCAGACTGTTTAGCAAGGATTTCTATTTTCTTTACATTTTTAGATCCAGTATTAAAAGATACAACTGCTTTGTTGTAATCATTCTCCATTGACTTATTAGTACCTGAATTGTAGTCATACCTAAACTCGTTAGGCATAAATGCAAACTCAGAAAATGGAGACACTGCGCTTATCTCGTTGTTGTCGTATATGTACCTGTACGCAAAAGAGAAGAACTTAGTTTCCAAGTAATTCTCTTCTTTGCTATCTGTTTTTTGTAGCTCTATTAAAGGAGCTGTATATGGCGCTGGCTTAATTAGCGATACATCCTCAAAAGTAAATGTATTATTAGCTAGAGCTTTAGCCGTATCTATATCAAAGTACTTTGGCTCAGTCACGCCGTCTGTTAAGAACAAGAAGTTTTTATTGTTCTCAGCGTCATTAAGGATAGACATATCCACCATATTCCCAGGTGTAAAACCTAGAATGTTTGCGTCTCCAGATCTATTGTCTGATAATATAATTGCAGCTTGGTTAGAGTCTTTTGAGAACTCACAAACAAATGATCCGTTGTCAGAAACTACACACCAGTAAATCTTATTAGCGGCATCATCCTCTACAGTACCAATGGTTTTTGCATTGCTACCAAAGTTTATAGAAGACATTTTCTCGTTAGATAACGCGTTTTCAACGGCTCCGACATCTGAACCATTAGAGTTTGCAACCCTAACGTTTAGTGCATGTCTATACTCTCCCTTTTGAATAAGCCTCTCATCGGAGTCTTTATTCATTTTTCCAGATGTGAATACGTTTTTTAACTTCATTATCTAATCCACTTATTTTTACCTTTCATTGCCTGAAGTATATCCAAAGGATGTACATCCATCATTCTCAACTTGGTGTTCTTTAAAGATGCGAAATAATCTCTCTTTGCTCTGGTTACTATATACTCTTGTATACCAAACTTATTCCTTACAACTTCATAAAGAATATACTTGTATAAAAAGTCCTCTGCAAACTTGTGAAGCTTTAAGTCAGAATCAGAAACATCTGAAAGACCATCAGTAAGGTACTCCATAACTATCAGCTTCCCGTACACGTCAGAACTGAATCTAACAACACCTAAGCTTTTGTTTACATTGTAAGTACCATTTATGTTTGCAGTAGAAGTATCCATTCCAAACCTACCTCCTTGAATGAAATCGTTTAGTGGATCGTTACTCGTATCTTGACTTTCAGCAACCTGCATGTTACGTATATCCATGAGTGGAGTACCTTCAAGAGCTTCTCCATCAGCGCCTGCTGAAAATAATATATTACCCTGGTCGTCCTGGAGGAACGCCTTATCTACGCTTGTAGTGTGTTTTCCAGTAGTCATAGGATGAAGTCTTCCTCTGTCATCAACCCATGATAATCTAACTAAGCCAACGTAGTCTCTAGGAAGAGTTATCTGAAGTGTTTCAGGCATTTCCATCTCTATAGACCTAACCTCCTTTAAAGCGTCGTAATGAAGCTCCTGTAAGCCTCTTTTGGCGTGGAATATTACATCAAATCTTGATATGTCGTTTATCAGTTTTCCGTCACCAACATTTATAATCATAAAGTTGTTAATAACGTCAGATAGCTTTACATATTGACTTTCTCCCCAGTTTGAAGAGTCACTATAGTATTGTTGATCAGTTATAGCCATTTCTTAAATAGTTTCTTTTTGTGCTCCTTGAGTATCTAACCCCATAGCAGCATTTGTTACCTCAGCTTCTCTTATTGATACACCCGCTAACTTGCAGATTTCCATAACTAAAGCAACTTCTTCTTCCTCTCCTAACTCAAAATCCATATAGTCGTTCGCGCTGTTATTGAATATTGGTTCACCACCAATCATAACGTACGTCCACTTAGGGTCTTTAGGTTGTCTGCTATAAACTAGCTCTACACAAGTTATAGTATCAGGTTTAACTGTGTAAGAGTTATTCTTGTCTATATAAACAGGATACATTTCAGTTGGACCACAAAGGTTTGCGTTATCTAAGAATGTTTCCTTGTAAACTGGCACCTCATCTATCTCAACACCATTAGCTCGTAAAGAGTGTGGCATATACATATCACAAGGCTTTAAGTAAACTGAGTCTTTTTTAGGTAGGTTAACAACCGTAGTAAACTTATCTATTTTGTTCTTTAAATCTCTAACCCTATCACCGTAGTCTTGACTAAGCCTCCTAGCATTCTTCATCGTACTCATTCTACTGTACTCAGAAAAGTAAAGGTTAAATATATTCTGCTGCGCATGCTGAGCGTACAGATTGAACTGCTCAGGCGTCAAGTACCCTCTATTTTCCTTGTTAAGTATAGTCAGAACAGTGTTCCTAACGTGATTAATCATACCTTATTATTTGATACAAAAATACAAAAAAAAGGGAGATCATTTCTGACCTCCCCTTTTCCTAGAGTAATACTATCTTAAAGCTTATTGACTATGGCTTGCATTACATCAAGGCCTTCGTCAGTCTTAAAGAACTTCGCTAGTGCACTATATACATTCTCCCCGTAAGGAGCTACAATAACTTTTTCTTTTTTCTTGTCATTCCAGCAAACAGTCACGTTATCGTCTTGTACTCTTAGTACACCCATCTCAACTGATCTGATTGCAATATTTCTTAATTTGATATTCTCATCGTTAGCTATGTTAATGAACTCAGTAGGGTTCTTTCTAGCGTAGTTAAGCATATCTCTTCTAATTTCTTTTGAGCTCATATCGGTAACTCTACCTCTTAATACGACTCTGGCTACTGCTTCAAGGTCTTCAATCTCCATCTCACGACAAAGAACCATAGCATCCAACTCTAAGTCAATGTTCTTAACCTCGTCATCAGCAATTTTAGACGCATCAAACTCAACAAAAACCTTACCGTTGTCTGGGTGGTATTTTGATAAAAACTCTTGTAGTAACACATTTTCTTTTGATACAAACAATTTACCATTTTCAAATACAATAGGAGGTAATGTTGCATCACCCATTTGCTCATCTATAAATACAGATGACTGGTTTGTAGCGTAGCGCATAGCTCGCTGCATTCTACCGTCAAAAAATTGTAGTGGTTTATTGTTACTGTGTCTGGATCTTAGTATGAAGTTTACTGGTGTTGATCCATTTTTTAAGACATAGACTCTGTCTTTAACCTCCCACTCTTGGGTGGCTGGTGTTTTTTTTGTTGCCATTATAATTATGATTTAATTTGATTTAATAAATGGATAAGGGGATGAGCGAACCCATCCCCGTCCATTGTTTATTTTACTTCAATAATACGAAGTTGTTTGCTCCCATTACACATAGAGCTCTTTCAGATAAGAAGTGTACTTGCATTGCGTCAAGGTCACTAGTAGATGCACCACCAGCAGATCCTACAACCCATGATTTGTACTTTCTGTCTTCTGCTTCTGACTTTCTATATTTCACGTGTAAGAAAGGAACTGTAGCGTTCTTTCCTAATACTTGATCGTAGATAGTTTTAGAACCAACAGGAACAATCAATCCATCAACACCAGAAGAAAGACCTCCAGTTGTTGGATCGTTTAAGTATTTCCAGTCAGTTTTGTAGAAGTCATATCCTAAGTTGAATCCTTTGAATCCTAAAGATAAAGCCATAGACTCATCGTTGTCGAATAAACCAAAAGAAGCACCAGCAGATCCGAAGTTGTTTAATCCAGCAAGAACATTGTCAATCTCGAAAGATTTAGCTCTGTTGTTGAAGATTACGTTTTCTTGGATTGCTCCTTCTTTGTCTAACAATTTGATGATGTTTTCAATATCGCCTTTAGTATCGATAGATCCAGACGCGATGTTACCTCTGTCTTCTACTTCGTAGAATAAACCTTTAGTACCATTGTATCCAGCGTTAGCAGCAGCTGATCCAGCAGCAGCAGGTCTTCCTTCGATCATAGAAGTCTCTAAGTAATCTTCGAAACGTAATCTTGTTTCGTGCTCAGACTTCAAGTACCATAAGTATCCTGTTGCGCCATTCTCAGTTGTTACTTCAATCCATCCGATCTGAGCCATGTCAGAACCGTTTACTTCGTACTTATCTTTTAAGATAATAGGAGTAGTTGAACGAATATCTTTTGCAGCCTCTAAAGAACCTTCCATTCCAGCAGTTCCTTTTTTGAACTCAGAACCAAAAGCGTAAACACTTAATCCATCAGCAGCTAATGCAGCGTCTAAAGTAGCTCCAGAGTAAGAAGCAACCTCGAAAGAGTCAGCTCCAACAACTGTTACAAGAGCTTTGTCTTGAACACCAGTAGCGTCAGTGATGATAACTGTTTGGTTTAATCTGAATGGGTGACCAGCAGAAGTGATTTCATCACCTGATCTAGTAGCACCTGATACAGCTAAGTGTAGACGTCCTTGCTCTGCCCACTGAATAACATCAGAAGCAAAAGGCATTTCAGCGCCTACCATTCTTAAAAAAGAAGATACAGAACGGTTTCCGTATTTCTCGAATTCTTTTTCGTAAACTTCTGGTAAGTACTGAGAAGTGAACTCAATGCTTGATCCAATATAGTTTGTTGAAAGTGTTGATTTTGAAGGAGCTGGGGTTAATGCACCACCAACACCTGATAAAGTTACAGCCATTTGTTTTTTGTTTTAGCGTTTTTTAATTTTCATGGTGAAATCATCTCCAGAGTCAACTATTCTGAACTTAGGTGCTTTTGAATCTACGCTGGCGTTAGTTCTAACGTCCATATCTATATTCTTAGTTTCCTTAACAATATCTTTAGTTGCGTCGGCTAAGCCTTGCTCGTAAAAATGTCTTGCTATTGTGTCAGCGTTTGTAGCTGCGTACATCTCTTTGTGGTATGACTTTGGATCCTTTATAAAGCCATTATCATCAAGATGCCTACTAAAAAAATTAGATATATCAGACTGTGTCTGTTTTACCGTAGATGCGTCTTTTACTTCGAACACAGCTTTCTTATCTCCGAGGTTAAATTCAAAACCTTTGAACTCCTCATTGAATAAAGCATTTGTTTTCTCAGCAAAAACTTTAGACCTCTGCTCTAGAATTTGTTCTTCTGTCGCTGATTTCTGTTTATAGTCATTATAAAAGCTGTAAGCCTCTTGATAGTCATCTGGAAGAGAAGCAGCACTTGACTCAAGCGGAGCCTTGAACTTTTCCTTCATACTTTCAAAGTGGTTTCTAGCCTTGTATAATTCTTCTTTAATTGCTATCTGCTTTTTCTTAATATCTCTCTCATCATCCAATTCTTCATCGTAAGAGAAATTATCTTCTAGCAGATAGTTTATTTCACTATCATCAAGGTGCGGCTTCGACTCCTTATAGTACTCTCTAAGAACATCTGAATCTGCAACTTCATTCCAATCCTTTTGTAGGTTTAGGAAATCATTGAAGCTGCGTCCAGTTTCTTTCTTGTACTCTAAGTACTTAGCCACGTCCTCTGGGACAGTGGTTTCTTCAGGTTGTCTAAGAACGTCTTCGATAGAGTCATACTCTCTACCAAGCTTATCTTTAAAGTAAGACAAAATACTATTCTCGTCTAGCTCTAGTACATTGTTTTCTGTAGTTTCTTCTACAGTTGTTTCTTCTACTTGAGGCTCATCGACTTGTTCCTCTACAGCTTCTAACTGCTCATCTACAGTTTCTAACTGTTCATCTACAGTTTCAGCTACTTCGTCTACAGTGGTCTCTTGTACTTGTTGTGGCTCAATAGGATTTCCATCGCCATCAAGCTCTCTAAAAGTTACTCCTTCCATTTTGATTTAATTTAATTTTACGCAAAGATAATACTTATATATTTTACAGGTCTAAGCCTATAGAGTCAGCACCATCAAAGTCTATTGGATTTAAGTCTTGTTGTCTTTGTTGGATTAGTTTAGATTGTTGACTAGCTTGTTTCTCTGTCCTTTTATCTTTTCTATCCTCCTTATACTTTTCTTTCTGAAGCTGATTCTGAATCTCTCCTCCTTTGATTTGAGCATCCATTCCTTTCTGAAGTTGTATAAGCTGTGACTTAAACTGGAACTCTTGCTGCATCTTTTGCATTTCGAACTCAGCTTTCATCTGTGCCAACTTAGCATCAATCTCTCCTTGAGCCATAATAGTTTGCTGCTTACCTTGTTCAGCTGTTAAAGAAGCTTGTTGGTTTGCCTCAGACTGTAGTGCAATATTCTCTTGCTGTCTTTTCTGATCCATCTTCTCCTTACGTCTCTTACGTACTTTAAGAAGTTGTGAAGCCATCTTAGAGTTTCTTACCATTCTAATATCAATAGCATCGTCTATGTCAATTTTCTGAGCAGCAAGTGAAGATTGTATGTTTTGTTCCAGCACAGCCTTTTCTTCTTCGTCAGGATGTATCTCTATAAAGATACCAAAGTCGTGAAAGTGAAGGTCTTTGATTTCTCTAAGAATATTCATACTTTCTCTTCCTATGTTCTTCACGAAGTCTTCAGACATATCAGAGTACTCTAACACATCAGATATTCTATAAGCAACACACTCTGCTAGTTTTTGAGTAATGTATATACCAGCGTGAAGGATATGTCTAGTTGCAGTGTTTGAGTTAAGAGCTGCTAGTTTTTGTACGCCAACAAGTGCATTAGAGTCTGGAGTACTTCCATCTCTAGCTTCGTTTAGTCCAGTTACAGACCTAATCATATTTAGGTTGTAGTTGTACATATTAATTAATGAACTAATCTTAGCGTTTGATCCAGAAGAAGCAAGCTCCTGAACTGGCATCTTACCATGATTAAATTCACCTATCTCGTTTGTTGATCTACCCAAAACAGAACCAGTCTGGAAGTAAAGGTTAAGAACCTCTCCAGCATCGTAAGTCATTCCATTACCTAGGTTAATAGATGATATTCCATCTAGATCTACGTACACACCATCTGGTGTCATTCTAGAAGCAATCTGTTGTAGTTTTAAGTGTGTAAGTTGAATCTGATCAGCAAAAGGAATCATCCTCTTAACTAATGAATCAATTCTACCCTTATACATCTTAGGAGCTGATACTATATAAGGCGGGTATACTTTCTGCATAGAAGACTTTGGTCTAACCATATTCTTCATTACATCCCACTTAAGTAAGTACTCAGTACCTAAAACCATAACTCCCTCGTACCAAACGTCAATGCGTTTAGACAATCTCTCGAACATCTCGTTCTCTTCAGGATTGAATGAGTCATCTCTCTTGATTACTCTTTCTCCTCCTGAGTTAGTTATTTTCTTTTTGTATACAATATTTTTGTCTGTCTTATAAGCAAAGTACAAAACAGTAGCTGTGTTCTTGTCAAAGGTTTCGTTTCTAGCTCCACCTCTAGTTCCTTGATACTGATCCCACTTCTGAGAAGACTGAGCGATTTTCTCCATATCATCCTTAGTAAGGTCTGGATTAATCTTCTTTAGCTCTGTCATATTTATGTTCTTAACCTCACCAAAGTAGTAGCAATCCTTGAAGTTAGGATCGTCTGTAGGGCTGTAAACAAAATTCTCTGGGTCTACGTATTCAAGTACTATACCATCGTGGCTGTTGAATGAGTGTTTTGCAACACCTATTCCTAACTCAGTAATGTCCTTGTCAATTCTTTTCTTTAACTCTAAGTACTCATTCATCTTGAAAACAGACTCAATGGCTTTCTCTTGAGCAATCTCAATAGAATCCTTGTAGTCTATCATCATATGAAGATCTAACTCATCGTCATTTTCAGGCAATAAATCAGGATCGCTTGAGAACATATTCTGCCCAAGCATGGCTCCGATCTCTTCAAAGATCTCTTTATTAGCCATCTGAGTTTGTATCTTATTCTTATAGTTAGCTCTTTTGTCTGTAGATATAGGATCCACAGCTGTTGCTTTAACATCAAAAAGTCTGTTAGACATACCGTTAACAACGATGTCAACAAACTTAGGTATAATAGGTAGTGGAGTCCAGTCTAAGTTAAGGTAAGAAATGTCACCATTAACAGACATCTCGTCCTTATACTTCTGTATAGACTGCTCGCCCATAGCGTAAAGTCTTAGGTTGTGATAAACTCCTTTGTTGTCGTAAAACCTGGAGTCGCTACCTTGACCTCTAAACCACTCTGACTCAATAGCCCTACCTACTCTTACTCCGTACTGCTTAGATTGCTTTTCGCTGTCTGGAGCTAGTTGATCTGGAAAAGATGTTGTACTCTTTAGTGATGGATTATTCATAGATTTTGCTTACCAAT